TGACTCTGACGCGAGTGCCATTTGCTGGGATGCGAAAACCTTCCATAAAGCCAAGCTAGCAAACTTTGGCTGAATGTCAACGCTCCATCAAATAAATACGTGGTAATTCGGAGGCACACATGGCTGTTATTCAAATTTCTCGAATTCAGCACCGCAGGGGAACAAGTGGCGAATTGCCAGATGCTCTTGCTGATGGTGAGATCGGGGTCACGACTGACACTGGTGAAGTATTCATGGGCGCACCCAATCTTCCCGGTATCCAAAGTCGCAAATCGTATCCTTACCAGAATATCAAGATCCTTACCGAGTTTGATATACAGCGTGGCATTACTGGCGATGTTTATTACCACGGTCCTCTGGTTGGCATCAGGGTGCCACCTACGCCTACCAATATCTTTCAAAGTGTTGTTCCACTGTTTCGCCACAACACCGTTGATTTCGCCAACTACGATTTCTCAATTTCGGCAAACAATGATACGAGTAAGATCGCCGGCACACTCTCAGTTTGTGTCCACCCAAGTGATCCAAACCTCAGCAGCATAAAAGTTGTGGAAATGGCAAAGCTCAACTGGTCTCCAGCGGACGGAAGCTTACAAAGTCGGTTTAGGATCACTCGCCAGGACAGTGAAGGTGGTGACAACGGACTTACTTGGCTAGCTATCTGTGCTGACTTTGGTCCAGAGATCATCTTTTGCTTGAGCGGTCGTGAGTGGACCAATCCACCACTGAGCTGAGGCTCAGTAGTCGTCGAATAACCAATCTTCTCTCAGGAGAATTTTATGAACCCTTTTCTACTGCCTCCCAGCGAGCGTCTCGCTGAGTGGAGGGAATTTCGTACCAGTCTTGTTGGCATTGGCGATATGGAGCAGCTTATTGCAGTTGCCAAGTGGGTCGCGCAAGCACCTGTTTCCAAGTATGTACTTGATTACGATGATCCCCAGAATTGGTGCACTCCCTGGGAGTTACTACACCAGGGTGATTTTGACGATGTCGCAATGGCCTACCTCATGGAGCAGACGTTGTTTGCGCTAGGGTGGTCTCCTGAACGTATGAAGCTTATGATGGTTAGAAACCAGGAAGCAAGCGTTCAAACCATGATATTACTCGTCGATAACAAATGGGCTCTGAATTATCAGCACGAAAGCGTGTTCAATTTTGACACGGAGCGTCAGAATTGTGTAACTCTGGTTAGCTATCGTGTAAACCCAGAAGGCGGACATTTGGAAGGCTAATTTATCGCCATACCTGGCTTCAAAACGCCCAGGAAAAAGCGGTTAAGCACATACTAAATATCGGCCCTACGAGAAGAGAACAAGGAACAAGATGGGCAGCACACCGAACATGGTCGTCAAGCGTGACGGCCGGAAAGAGGCACTTGACCTCGAAAAGATCCACAAAGTGGTATTCTGGGCCTGTGAAGGTCTAGCAGGCGTTTCTCCATCCGAAGTTGAGCTACGCGCAAAGCTTCAGCTAGAAGATGGTACTCCTACCACTAAGATTCATGAACTACTGGTCAAGAGCGCAAGCGAACTGATCAGCGAAGAAACCCCCAATTACCAGTTTGTTGCTAGCCGTTTAGCTAGCTACCAGCTGCGCAAAGAAGTTTATGGTCGTTATGAGCCATGGACCGTCAAGCAGGTAGTTGAGCACAATGTGGCACTGGGTCACTATACCCAGGAACTTCTTGATAACTTCAACGACGACGAGTGGAAGAAGCTAGAGAAGATTGTCAAGCATTCGCGCGACGACATTATCGCGTTCGCAGGCATGGAACAGTGGCGCGGAAAGTACCTGGTCAAGGATCGCGTTTCCGGTCAGTTTTTTGAGACTCCTCAGATTGCCCTCGTTCTTATCTCAGCGATTGGTTTCATGGCTTACCCACGTGAAACCCGCATGGAGTATATCAAGGACTTCTACGATTCAGTAAGTCAGTTTGATATCAGCTTGCCAACTCCCATCATGGCAGGATTGAGGACTCCTCAGAAGCAGTTCAGCTCGTGCGTTACCATTTCGTCTGATGACAGTCTTGAAAGCCTTGCGGCAACCAACGTCAGTGTTGTCAAGTATATCAGCCAGAAGGCTGGTCTTGGTATTGACATGGGTCGCATTCGCGCACTTGGATCCAAGATCCGCAACGGTGATGCTGAGCATACTGGTCTGTTGCCTTTCCTGCGTTGGATGCAGGCGGCAGTCAAGAGCTGCTCGCAGGGCGGCGTTCGCGGCGGTGCTGCAACCGTCCACTTTCCAGTGTGGCACTATGAGTTTGAGGAACTTATTGTTCTGAAGAACAACAAGGGCACTGAATTCAATCGTATTCGTCAGCTGGACTACAGTTTCCTCTTCAACCGCATGATGTATCGGCGCTTGGTCGAAGGTGGCAACATTACATTCTTCTCACCCAAGGATGTTCCAGGCCTTCTCGATGCTTTCTATGCTGATCAGGACGAGTTCGATCGTCTGTATGTTCAGTATGAAAACGATCCTTCGATCCGCAAGCGCACAATGACGGCTCTGGACGTGTTCCAGACCTACATGACTGAGCGCAAGGAAACTGGTCGCATCTACCTCATGAATATCGATCATGCTAACTCGCATGGTTCGTACATTCCTAAGTTAGCTCCTATCACGCAGAGCAATCTCTGCCAGGAGATCACGCTTCCAACAAAGCCACAGCAGGGCTTCAATTGCGATGAAGGTCGTATCAGTCTTTGCACCTTGAGCGCGCTCAACTGGGGACGTGTTAAGACTCCTCATGACTTTGAAAAGCCTGCCAAGCTCGTTGTGCGTTTTCTGGATGAGATCCTCAGCTATCAGAACTACCCAGTCAAGGCCGCTGAGACTGCAACCAAGGAACTTCGTCCACTTGGTGTTGGTATCATCAACCTAGCATACTTCCTCGCGAAGAATGGCTTGAAGTATGATGATGGCGCGCTGGGGCTGGTTGATGAGTACATGGAAGGCATGAGCTACTACTTGATCAAGGCTTCGGCTGATCTAGCTGTGGAAAAGGGTGCCTGCCCCGGTCACCACATGAGCAAGTACAGCAAGGGCATTCTACCCATTGATACCTATAAAAAGGATATCGATGAGTTGGTTGCTCCACAGTTCCGTATGCCATGGGAAGAGTTGCGTGCTCAGTTGCTCGAAACTTCGATCCGCAACACTACATTGATGGCACTGATGCCAGCAGAAACTTCGGCACAGCTCAGCAACAGCACCAACGGCATTGAGCCTGTTCGCGCGCTAGTTTCGGAGAAGGTCTCGAAGCACGGTGTTCTAAAGCAGGTTGTGCCAGAGATTGGCAAGCTGAAGAACAAGTACGAGCTACTGTGGGATCAGAAGAGCCCACGTGGCTACCTGAAGGTTTGTGGTGTTCTGCAGAAGTACATTGACCAGTCAATGTCGGCTAACACCAGCTACAACCCTCAGAACTATCCAGAGAATGAAATCTCCATGAAGGAGATGATTACTGATCTTCTGTGGGCTTACAAGCTGGGTATCAAGAACCTCTACTACTTCAACACCTACGATGGTCAAGAAGACGTAACGCTTGTCAAGGAAGAAAAGGACGTTTCTGAAATGTCCCTTGAAGAACTGATGGCCGATCTGCCAGAAGACGATTGCGATTCCTGCAAGCTGTAATCAAAAGGGCCTGGAGGTGCTTGGCATCTCTGGGCCTTTCTACCAGTAATAGACACAGAGCTCCAGAGTTTGTATAACGATGGAATAACGAAAAGAGGCAGATCAATGTCCGTTTTTAACCTGAACAAGGTTGACCACCTTACCGCGAAGATGTTCTTCGATCCATCGGGTCCCGTAGATATTCAGCGCTTTGACCAGGTCAAGTATCCTGAAATCGAGCACCTGACTGATCAGCAGCTGGGGTTCTTCTGGCGCCCGCAAGAAGTCGATCTCAACACTGATCGTGGCGACTTCCAAAAGCTAACCGACCACGAAAAGCACATCTTTACCTCGAACCTCAAGCGTCAGATTTTGCTTGATTCGGTTCAGGGCCGTTCGCCTACACAGGCATTCGGTAACATCACCAGTCTTCCTGAAATGGAAACGTGGGCGCAGACTTGGGCCTTTATGGAAACGATCCATATTCGCTCCTACACTCACATCATCAGGAACGTCTATCCCAATCCTTCGGAAGTCTTTGATGGCATGAAGTCCATCCAGGAAATCGTGGATTGCGCCAAGGACATCAGTGCCCACTACGATGCGCTGATTGAAGCCTCTAAGTGGAACGATCTGCTAGGTTACGGTCAGCATCTAGTAAACGGCAAAACAATCATTGTTGATGAGTACGAGCTCAAGAAAAAGCTGTGGCTTTGCCTTATGAGTGTCAACATCCTTGAGGGTGTTCGCTTCTACGTTAGCTTTGCTTGCAGCTGGGCATTTGCAGAAAACAAGCGCCTAGAAGGCAATGCCAAGCTAATCAAGTTCATTGCACGCGATGAAAACTTGCACCTAGCTGGCACGCAGAACTTGCTTCGTAATATCCTAAAGCAGGACGATCCAGATTTCATCAAGATTGCTGAAGAGTGTGAACCACAGGCAATCGACATGTATCTGAGTGCAATCAGTCAGGAAAAGACTTGGGCACGCTACTTGTTCAAGGATGGTTCTATCATCGGACTCAATGAAGCCCTGCTTAACGAGTACGTGGATTACATTGGTGGAACTCGTATGCGCGGTGTTGGTCTCAAGGCACCATTCACTGTTCCATCGCGTAACCCACTGCCATGGACTTCCAGCTGGATTGCCAGCAAGAGTGTCCAAGTAGCCCCACAGGAAACTGAGATTTCCAGCTACGTGGTTGGTGGTGTCAAGCAAGACGCCAGTGTCGACGATTTCAACACTTTCAAGCTCTAATGGTTTATAGTAGGACCACAAAAAGCGGAGTGATTATCTCTGAAAAGCTTTTCACTGAAGAAGAACTAGCAGAGTGTAGGCGCTTTGGAATTGATGCTCATGCAGAAGCACGCTGGGCAGTGGATCAAGAAGTAGAACGTCAAAACAAGGAAAATACAATGCAAGCAATCATTTACACCAAGTCTCCCTGCCCATTTTGTGATCGCGCTAAGATGCTGTTCAATCACAAGGGCATTGAGTACACGGAAGTCGATGCGGTAGAGAACAAGGATGACATGATCCAGCGCGTAACCGAAGCCACTGGTGAGGCACCCAGGACTGTTCCACAGATTTGGGTTGGTGATGAGTACGTAGGCGGCTTCACACAGCTGGTTGAGTACTTTAAGAATCAGGGATGAGAAGCAGCAAAGATCCTGTTGAGTACTTGAAGATTGTGGCTAAGAAAAAGCCACAACTTCAGGAGCTCATTGATAACGTGTTCAAAATGAGTCCGGCGGAGATTGACGCATTAAGTCAGCCTCTCTGGATTCGTCAAGCACTGCATAACTTCAGAACGCATGATGATCGCGAGATGTATGTTTCGGCACGTCTTGCACAAGTCATCCAAGCAGAAAAGGAAGCCGCTGAACTCCCACAGCCCACATATGAAGTGAGGATCTGGGACTGCGGTGACACTTTCATCGGAGGCGACGGTGGCACAATCAACCAATGGAAAATTGAAGTAGCGTCTGGTGATTCTTTTCTAATCGTTGATGAGGATCTAGTTCGTTTCGGTGATCCAGTTATTAGAGTTGGAGAAGCCGAGCGGTATCCTCTTATGCAGGGTAGTAAGTTTGTGGGTTATATGACCCTTGCAAACTACAAGGGCTTTCACCGGGCGCTACTAAATCAAAAGCACAAACACCTATAAACTACGCGGATAAATATCACATGCTAGTAGAAAAGAAGTCCGAAAACACCGTTGTGGTAGCTATCAAGCTTATCACTGGTGAAGAAATTATCGCCCGCAAGCTCAGCGACGATGATGGTCATATTATGATCAGTCGTCCTCTTGCCATGGTCATGGCCGAGAACCCCGACAATCCAACCCAGACGCGAGTAATGTTCACGCCTTGGATGGTTGCTGCGGGCAAAGAAATGATGACGATCAGGAATGCCCACGTGATGGTAGTTGTTCCAGCTCGTCAGGATGCAGTTGAACAGTATGAGCAAGCGATTGCTGGCTAACTGGATACGGACGGCCAAGCGCTGGTTCTCGCCGTCTGTTGGGCCGATAGAGGTTTTTATCGGCCCAACACAGCTCACATATGATCCGGCGAACAACCGTCTGGTAATTCATGGTGACTATGTACTCCACTCTACCGGAACCATGGTCTTGAGTTCGGATAAAGAAGTGATTGTACAGAGTGGTAATAACGGCAACACGTACACACACGGCATCCACTTGAATCCTGACTTAGAAGAAAAGGATGTAATCCATGTCGACCTATGTGAACCAGGAAGCACTGGACAGTCAAATCTACAACCCCGAGACGCCATCGAGTGTCTTGATGTTGCAACAGATCATGGAGACCACGACGCATGTGGTAAAGCCTCCACTGACCAGCACACCGCTGATTGATCCCGCATCTGTTCCAGCGGAGCTCAAAGAGCACGTTGAAACGTTCAATGCACTCTCGACGCAGAATCCTTACCAGGGTGTCATTGTGAACCCCGCAAGCTGTTTAATCGACGATATAACAGGTGATCTCAGCCAGCTTCCTGGCTTGCTTGATCAGGTATCAGCAATGCAGCCTGATGGCGAACTTAACGAGTTGAAGAATCAACTGGGTAACGACATTCGGGACATCAACGTCGATCTGAATACTATTCAAGATCATACTGATCGTTTGACAAGCAATCTACCCAGCTTGGCCGGTATAGCACAAGCGGCTCTTGCACTTGACACGGTTATGAACCTCTTGAGCAATCCTTGCCTAGGACTGGACGGTATGCTGGGTTCTATCATGGACTCGGGTAAGAAATTGCTCAACGATATAAAGAGCAAGATCAACTCAGTGAAGAACGCTATCATGAGTAAGATCAGCGATCTAAGGAATGGTATCAGGGATGCAATCAGCGGCTTGAAAAACAAAATAACAGATTTGGTGAACCAAGCCAAATCTCAGATTTCCAGCTTTATCAATAAGGCCAAAGCTGAAATCATGAACTTTGCCAAGGCGCTTTTGGCGCAAGCTCGTCAAGGTCTAGCTGAGCTTTTGGCTAACTTGCCCAAAGATCCCTGCTTGCGTGGACTCCTTCGAAGCGCAGTGACGGGTGCCGCGGCAGCAATCATAAAATGAGCAAACCGGCAGTCCGAAAAGGTGACAAATGTACCGGGCATGGTGATGCAAAACCGCGTGCTTGTGTTCAAGGAAGCCCTGACGTTTTCATCAACGGAAAGCCTGCGCATCGTCAAGGCGATATGTGGGGTATGCACAAAAGTCACACCAGCAAACTAGCTCGTGGTTCCAGCAGTGTCTTTGTGAATGGCAAAGGCCAAGCTCGTGTTGGCGATCCAGTTCTCTGCGGTAGTCGCTGCGCCCAAGGCTCTCCAAATGTGTTTGTGGGTGATGCAGGAGGTACAGGTGGCGGTGCTGCACCTGCGGCAACAATGTCAACTGCGGACTTGGGTGATCCAGAGCGTTTTGTCAAAGCCGGCGGCTACTCGGGCTCTGGCACCATTGATACTGAAAGCGGTGTTGAAGGAATAAATGCAGATTCTTCCAATCTACCGGATGATCCACAGAATGGTCCCATCGACGCCTCGGATGACGATATTGATTGGTTGACCACCTGTATGATGGACGAGGCGCTGAACCAAAAGACCCATGATGCGTGGGCGGCAGTGGCGCAAGTGGTAGTTACCCGTACGCGGACGGGAAAGAACGCCGGTGTCACTAATCCAGCCTGGAAAGGTTCGCTCAAGGGAACAGTTCTAGCCAGTGATCAATTTTCCGGCTTTTACTTTGATTTCGTAGGACGGCGATATAGTCGTGTGGTTGCCCGTGGCGACTGGGCCAAGGTTGAGATCCGTGGCAAGAAAAAGATGGCAAAATATCGTGCATCATCGGCTTGGAATTCCTTCCATGCTGTTGCCCAGCAGGTTGTGAATGGCAACTATAACGGTGGCGCGGGATGGCAGCGGATCAAGAACGTTCCCGCTACGATGTATGTCAACCTAGCTATCAGCAACCCTGCGTGGGCTCGGCAGAGCAGCTTTGTAACAAGAATTGAAGGTCATTCATTCTTTAGGGGTTGACAACGAACAAAAGCTTTGCTATACAAGCGATGTTATTGAAGACCAAAGCTTAATAGCAAACAGCGGACCCGGGGGCGGTACCCGGCAGGTCCACCATAACTGCGCAGAGTCCACCTAGGGACGATGTTGCCCTCCGGGGCGGTTATGATGGGCCTGAACTAGGATCGACGTGTGAGCAAACGGCTGAGAGACGATCCAGGCAACTGGTGAAGCGATGACAGGGGTGGTTCCCTTAAACGACCAAGCATGTAAATGCAAACGACAACACTGTTGTCGAGGCACGTCTGGCCGCGTAAGCGGCTAGGCGAGGATTTGAAGCTTCGGTGAATAATCCGCGTCTCATCAATCCCTAGGGGATCAACTCCCTAGGTGGCGCATGGTCCCGGCGTACCAACCGAACGGGCCACCTCCAACCTAGCAGCAAACCTTACAGGCAGCAAAACCACGCCCTTGCTTCTTGTTAAGGCGAGTTCTTGTACACAACTTAGCGCGAGATAAATTTGCGATAAGTAAGGAAAAGTGCTCCGAAGTTTTCGGGTGACAGTTTATCACTTAGAACATAACGTGTTCTTATGATTTACGGAGCACCACATGCCTGACAGGAATTCCCAGTTACATAAGTGGGTGCAGGGCGTTCTTGTCTCTGGGGTAGGGATTGGGGCGAGCGTGGACAAGGCAAT